CACCGTCACCTACCGCGAATACCTGAGCACCGACCTCTCCGGCCCGCAGAATGACCCGCCGCTGGTGATGACGCTGACCAACATCAAGGCCGACGTCTTCCGCGTGCGCGCCACCGCCGGCTTCGGCGACCTCAACAACCGCCGCTTCCCGACCACGGAATACACCGGCGAGCGCTTTCCGGGGCTGGTGTCGTGATGCAGCACTGGGCCGCCAACTACATCGGCGACGAATGGCGCGCCGGCGAGCACGACTGCTGGGGCTTCTTCCGCCGCGTGCAGCGCGAGCGCTTCGGCCGCGAGATCCCGCCCTTCGACGTGGATGCCTTCAACCGCCTGGCCTGCGCCCGCGCGGTGCGCGACAACCCCGAGCGCCTCAACTGGCAGCCGGTGGCCGGCGCGCCGGAAGAGGGCGACGCCGTGCTGCTGGCGCACGCCCGGCACCCGAGCCATGTCGGCATCTGGATCGGTGCCGACGGCGGCGGCGTGCTGCATTGCGTGGAGGGCGACGGCGTCGTCTTCCAGACGAAGAAGAGCCTCGCCGCCTGCGGCTGGGGCCGCCTGGAGTTCTATCGCCATGCGTGACACGCTGCGCCCAGCTTTCGCCACCGTCGTCACCGTGCGCGACCCGTTCCACCCGATGCGCAACCGCGAGGTGCGCCGGCTCGATTGCGCCGGGCCGATCCGCGCCCTCGCGCCGCAGACCGACCAGCCCTTCATCATCCTGAAGAATGGCGAAGCCGTGCTGCGCGCGGATTGGGACCAGCCCGTCGAAGCCGGCGACCTGCTCGCCGTGGTGCTGTTGCCGCAGGGGGGCGGCAAGGGCTCGAACCCGCTGAAGATCATTCTCTCGGTGGCGATGGCGGTCTTCGCGCCCGGCATCGGCGAGGCGATCAACCTGGCGCTGTTCGAGGCCGGCAGCGGGCTCGCCTTTGCCGCCAGCAGTTCTGTGCTAGGCGCCGCCGTCGGCATGGCCGGCTCGGCCCTCATCAACGCCCTGATCCCGCCGCCGAAGCCGCCCAGCCCCAACGGCGCCGGCAGCACCAACTACGCCTCGGCCTCGCCCACCTACAGCCTCGCCGCGCAAGGCAACATGGCGCGCATCGACGGCGCCATCCCGGAGCATTTCGGGCGCCTCCTCTGTTACCCGGATTTCGCCGCCGCGCCCTACGTGGAATACGCCGGCAACGAGCAGTATCTCTACCAGCTGATGTGCATCGGCACGGGCGAATACGACATCGAGTCCATCCGCGTCGAAGACACCTCGATCGACAACTTCGAGGAAATCGAATACGAGGTCGTGCTGCCGTACAACGCGGTGAACCTCTTCCCGACGGCGGTGTCGACCTCGGTCGAAGTCAGCGGTCAGGAAGCGACGACAAGCACGACGCTCGGCCCCTTTACCGCCAACGCGGCCACCACCGTGGCCAACCGCATCGCGGTTGATGTCGTCTGCTCGCGCGGCCTCTACTACGCCAACGACAGCGGCGGCCTCGATGCCAAGTCGGTCAACTTCACCGCCGAGGCGCGCGAGATCGACGACGACGGCGTGGCCGTCGGTTCGTGGTTCACGCTCGGCACCGAAACCATCAGCGCCGCCACCACCACGCCGCAGCGCCGCAGCTACAGCTACGGCGTGCCCGATGGCCGCTACGAGGTGCGGCTCACGCGCAACGACTCAAAAGACACCAACAGCCGCGCCGGCCACGAACTCGATTGGGCCGGCCTGCGCGCCTACCTCACCAGCAGCGACAACTTCGGCGACGTGACGCTGGTGGCCATGAAGATGCGCGCCACGAACAACCTCTCCAACCAGGCCGCGCGCAAGATCAACATGATCGCCACGCGCAAGCTGCCGGTCTGGGATGGCAGCGCCTGGTCGCCGGCCAACACCGCCACGCGCTCCCCGGCCTGGGCGATCGCCTACTGCGCCAAGCGCATCGGCCTGCCGGACAGCCGCATCGATCTCGCCGGCCTGCTCGCGCTCGATGCCGTCTGGTCGGCGCGCGGCGACAGCTTCGACGGCCGCTTCGACAGCGTCGGCACCTGGTGGGAGTCGGTCAGCAAGATCGCGCAGGCCGGGCGCGCCAAACCCTTCATGCAGGGCTCTATCCTCTACGTGTGGCGCGATCAGGAAGTGGCGCTGCCGGTGGCGGCCTACGGCATGCGCAACATCGTGCGCGGCTCGTTCGCGCTGGAGTTCGTGACGCCGACGCCGGACACCGCCGACGCGGTCGAGGTCAGCTACTTCGACGAGGATGCCTGGAAGCCGCGCCGCGTCACCGCCAAGCTGGCCGGCAGCACGGCCGCCAAGCCGGCCAAGGTCGATCTGTTCGGCTGCGTCGAGCGCGCGCAGGCATACCGCGAGGGGCTCTACATGGCGGCGTGCAACCGCTACCGCCGCACGGTGATCAAGTTCGAGACGGAGATGGAGGGATTCATCCCCAGTTATGGCGACCTGATCGCCATCAGCCACGATCTGCCGCAATGGGGCCAGGGCGGTGAAATCGTGAGCTGGGACGCCGGCACGAAAACCGCCATCCTCAGCGAACCGCTGACGTGGAAGCCGGCCGAAACGCACTACATCGGCCTGCGCCGCCGCGACGGATCGCTTTCCGGCCCCTACACCGCCACCATCGGCATCAGCGACTACCACGTCGTGCTCGCCACCGCGCCCGACTTCACCCCCTACACCGGGCAGGAAGAGGAGCGCACGCACTACACCTTCGGCTGGGGCGAGACGTGGCGGCAGCTGGCGCGCGTGATTGCCATCCGCCCGCGCGGCCCCTTCCGCGTCGCCATCGAGGCCATCAACGAAGACCCGGGCGTGCACGGCGCGGATACCGGCGCGGTGACGCCGCCGGTGGTCAGTTCGCAGCTGCCCTCGCAATTCACCGCGCCCGTGGTCACCGGCCTCATCGCCCGCCCGATGCCGGACGACGTGAACAAGATGATCGTCAGCTGGCAGCCCGCCGCCGGCGCTGATCACTACCTCGTCGAACAAGGCCCCGGCGACGGCACCTGGACGCGCATGGGCGAGCCCAGCGCCGCCAGCTTCACCGGCATGGCCTTCTATTCCAACGCCACCATGATCCGCGTCGCCGCCGTCGGCCTCACGCGCGGCCCGTGGGCCGAAACGGCCTACGCGCTCGGCGCCGGCTTCATGTGGAACGCAACCGACACCGTCGACATGTGGAACGCCGACGACTCAACCCTGATGTGGAGCGCATAAATGGCCACCCTGCCCCCCAGTAGCGACTTTACCGGCGCCAGCGTAACGGAAGGCGGCTTCAAGTCCGCCATCACGACGCTGCGCAGCTACCTGAACGACCTCTTCGGCAGCGACAGCAGCAACAAGGCGCTCGCGCGCGAAACGCTGGCCGTGCCGATCTCCGGCACCACGGCGAAAACCGGCACCTACACCGCCGTCGCCGCCGACTGCGGGCAGGTGCTCAACTGCACCGGCACCTGGACGCTGACGCTGACCAGCGCCGTCACGCTTGGCGACGGCTGGAACGTGGCGGTGGCCAACACCGGCAGCGGCACCATCACGGTCAACACCTCGCTCTCGCAGCTGATCGACGGCGCAACTTCCACCACCATCCTTGCCGGCCAGACCAAGCTGATCCACTGCACCGGGGCGCAGTTCGTGACGGTGGGCGGCGGCAGCGGGGCCGTCACCGGCTCGCTGGTCGATTACCTCGGCAGCACCGCGCCCACCGGCTACGTGCTCGCCTCCGGCCGCACCATCGGCAGCGCGGCTTCTTCCGCCACCGAGCGCGCGAACGACGACTGCTATGCGCTGTTCGTGCTGCTGTGGAACAGCATGGCCAACAGCGAGGCCGCCGTTTCCGGCGGCCGCGGCGCCAACGCCGACAGCGACTGGTCCGCGAACAAGACCATCGCGCTGCCGGATCTGCGCGGCCGGGTTACCGCCGGCAAGGACAACATGGGCGGCACCACCGCCTCGCGCCTCACCAGCGGCGGCAGTGGCATCACCGGCACCACGCTGGGCGTGGCGGGTGGTACGCAGACGCATACGCTGACGACGGCGCAGCTGGCGAGCCACGACCATCAATTGTATATCGGGACGACAGGAAGCGGCGCGCCTTTGTTCGGAAACCCTCTCGACGGCGCTTACTCGCCATCAGGGGGGACGCTGTCGGCCGGTTCCGGCAACGCCCACCAGAACACGCAGCCGACCTTCGTCGTCAACAAGATCATCAAACTCTAAGGGGTCGCCATGAGCAATCAACGCATTACCGTCGTTCCTGCCGATGCCTGCGTGATCGTCGATGGCGACGCGCTGGC